TGATAGCATGATAGCGCAAGCAGGAGCCGTGCACACAGGGAGGGCAGTCCCGATGAGTGATGCCGAGCCGGTCGTCAAGCCGCTGCGAGGCCGCGAGACATGCGGGCACTTTTCCGACAGTCCGCTTGGATGGAGTATCTGCGGCCTGTTGTTGTGGAGCAACGGGGAGGCAGTCACCTGTCACTTCGGCCTGGACAGGCTCCCCTGCCCCCTCGCCACGAAGGTCCACGGGCTGGAGGCGAAACTCGCGCGGGTCGAGGCCCTCCTGCCCAAGTGGCGGGGGCGGGTCAAAGAGACAAGCCTGCAGGCTGACGTAGAGTGGGCGCGCGGGGACCCCAACGGGACGGGGTGCAGCTGCGACGGCTCCTGGATGGCGATGGATGGGTTATGCGACGAACTCGAAGCCGCCTTGCGCGGCGAGGGGGCGTGACCCCATGAGGCAAGGACCGCACTCCGAAGCCCTCCACGAGGCCGAGCGCCGCGCGGATGAGCTACACAGCAGGTTCCACGCTGGCCGGTTGTTCGAGGAGTATGGCCGCTACTGCTACGAGCACGGGGAGCCCATGAGCGAGGAGTTCCTCCGCGACTACGCAGAGCAAGAGAGGGAGGCCCACGATGGAGGGTAAGAAACTGGGTGCGGGTGACGCGAGAGAGGTGTTGCGCATACGGGCGAGTTGCGCAGAGGAAGCACGCTGGCAGTACGCGCACGGTCGGTCGTGGAGGGACGGGAGTCCAGACACTGGCCTTGCCGGTGCGGCAAGCCTCGCGCTCGGGAGGGAGATGGCGCTGCTGGAGGTCTACTTCCTGTTCGCCTCCCGTGGTGTCATCGACGCCGACGAGGCCGACCGGATCGTGGCCGAGACGCGGGCGGCGACGCGGGCCGAGCTGGACGCGAAATGGCTGAAGCCTGCGGAGCCCGCCGAGCCGGTCCCTCCGCTGCTTGAGTGGTCTGATACCTACAGCGGGTTCCGCCGCGCGGACTTCCTCGACCTGTACGACGAACTTTGCGCGCTGGAGGAGAGTGAAGCCTGGAAGGAGGATGCGGTTGGGCTCGGGATCAGCAAGGGGCATTCCGTGATGTTCCTTGGCCGCAACCTCGTGCGGGCGATACTCCCGGCCCTCCAACACTTCGCCGAGACTGGGAGGCTACCCGGTTCGGGCACAGAGGCCGAGTGCGCCCCGGCCGCAGAGCCGCGACCCCTGGATGAGGACGACGACGAGGACGGCCGGGAGACGAAGGCCCCGGTCGAGGAGGCCCCCGATGCGTGAACTGCTCACGTGCCTCTGCTGCACCGGCATGGTCCTCATCTCGGGCGCCATCCTGGCGTCGGCGAACCCGCGTGTGCGGTACGCCCTGGGGATACCGGGCCTGCTGTGCGTCGCGGGGTTCCTTGTGGGCGCGTACCTCTACGCCCTCGGAGGGCAACCATGAACCCGACTGAACCCTCTCCGCGTTCGCAAGCCTGCGGAGGCGCAATCTGCCTCGCCCTGGCGGCGGCGCTGGTGTGCATCCTCGGGCCGTGCAGCCGGGCGCGGGGGGCGGAGCTGCCTGCGCCGTTGTCTGCCCTCGCCGCCCGGATCGAGCAAGACCCGCTCGCCCCGTCCTGGAAACGCGAGCTGGCCGCCCGTGTGCGGGCGCGCACCATCGGACGCTTCGAGGCCCGCGTGACGTTGTACTGCCCGAACAACCCGATTGATCCCCTCGGAGGAGGGGCGTGGGCAGCCTGGGGCGGGCTGCGTCTCCGGCGCGGGCACTGCGCCGTGGGCACGACCGTGCGGGCCGCCCCCTATGGCACGGTGCTGTACGTGCCGGACGTGATCGACCACCTGCAGATTGTCGTGGACTGCGGCCCAGGGGTGAACGGGGCTGATCGCCTTGACATCTGCGAGCCCGATCCCGAGCGGTACCTCGCGCTCGACCGCTGCAACTGGAGACGGTTCCCGTGCTGGCGGCTGGGGCGGATCACACAGGCGCAGGCCAGATAGGCAGCGACGCTCGGAAAGGACGCCAGCATGATAGCAAGAGTGGTTGGCCCGGTGTACAAGGCCGATGATGATTTTCACTGTGACACGTTGCTGGAGATAGAGGCCGAGCCTGTTTGTGGCGAAGACTTCTGTGATGGCTGCGGTGACTGTCTCGCCTGCCAAGGTCACGGAATCGAGGACTGGTGCTCGGGCTGGGGGTCGTCGTGGGTGATCTACGCAGACGAGTACGTCAAGGACCCGGAGAGCCACAGAGCCATGCTTCCGCATCTCGATGCCATACGTGGCGCGCTGGAAGAGTGGCGCGCGGCGCGGACCCAGTCCAGATAGGAGACCAGCGCGAGACGAAGCGGGTCGTTGATTGCCGGAGAAGGCCACACGGTCATAATGACGCTGATCGTTGGGGTATACGCGGACTTCACTGGTCATGGGGAGGCAGCAGCCTGGATGATTACCTTGTGCATCTCCCGGGTCATCTTCGCCATTGGCAAGCTGGCATGGCGGGGATTGACTCAGGCGCAGGTCCGGTAGGAGGGAGGCTCTCCGATGGGGCACCTGGTGTGCGACTGCCAAAGGTGGAAGTTCGTAGACGCCGTAGGCTGGGTGTTGCGCCAGAAGAAGGAGAACGTGCTCGTCCCGCAAGAGGAAGCCGACGAGTACGGCCGTCGCACGTGCGTAGTCTGCAACCATTGGTTGTGGCCGCAAGGGTTCGCGGCCAGAGTGACAGGAGGCAGCCATGAGCAAGACGCGCGAGATCGAGCTGATGGAGCTTGAGTCCGAGCTGACCACAGAGGACCGCCTGCGCCGGTGGTGGCATCGGGTGAAGATGGCGGTGCTGGGGCAAGAGTGCCCTGAATGCGTATCGCGCGGGCTGCGTATCGAGGAGTTGCGGGGGCAACTCAAGGAGGCTGGCGAGAAGTACTCCCGCCTGCGGGACCTGCGCGAGTCGGAGCCTGTTCCCAAGGTGACAGACGTGGACATCGCGGTGGCGTATGACAGCCCGCTGCCCGAGCAGGCGGCGCGTTGGGCGTCGGAGCCTCTGCACCAGCCGGCCGGCCCGACGAACCCGCCCCCTGCGCTGTACCGGCCGCCGACCGCGCTGGAGGCTGCCCGGCGTCGGCATCGGGTCCGTGAGACGTTGGAGAACCGCGCGCCGACGAACCAGGAGATTGCCGCGAGGGCGGCGGGAGGTGCGGAATGAGCATCGAGCGAGAGACGTTCGGGTTTGAGGTCTTCTGCGACGGGTGCGACTACCACAAGGAGTACGACGTGCCCCATGATGACTGGCAGGGCCTTATGGCCGCTATGCGCGAGGACGGCTGGCGGAGCCGCAAGCGCAAGGAGGACTGGGAGCACTACTGCGAGGGGTGTGCTGAATGAGTAGCATCGCTGTCGTCATCACTCGGGAGACCGGATGCACCTGTCACCTCGTGTACCACCCCCATGACCAAGGCCTCCGGTTCCTCCACGTCACGCCGTTTTCGGCGCTTCCCTGCCCTCACGGTTCCAGGGTCCGGCCCTTCGACGCGGCAGACGCGGTGGAGATGCTGGGGCTGGGCGACGTGGACTTGGATTCGATCGCAGCGCACGAGGCCGGTTGGGCGCATTTCCCTGACTTGAAGCAGGAAGCCGAGCACAACGCTTCGCGCTTGCGAGACGCCGCGAGTTACGTTCGTGATGCCCTGAGGGTCCGAAGCGGGGAGGAGGAAGGTCCGACGTGAGAGGCTACCCGCGAGACATTCCAGAGTGCTGCTTCACCGAGGTCCGAGTGAGCCGGGCCGAGTACCTGCGCCTGCGAGCGGTTGCCGCGTTGCAGTCCGCGACCGGCGGAGGGCGCTACACGAGGGAGGTGCCGGAATGCGCAAGCGCCACGCCGGACTGACCAAGGATGAGTTCGCTCAGTGGGCGCAGGACGAGGCCAATGGCCTGCGGGCGTTCGTAGGGTTGGCGAGCGCCCTCGCCCTGACGCTGTTCGTCGCGGGGGTTGCGGCTGCGACCATCCTGTTGGTGGTGAGGTGAACCCGTGACCCTGCAACGCGAAAGGGAGGTTCCATGAGCCGCTCACTCGGCTTCGACCCTGGCCTGAGCAAGGGCATCGCTTGGGCGCTGTACGATGACGACGCCGACACGCTGGAGGTCGGGACGCTGAAGCTCGATGGGGGAGAGGACTCCTCGGCCTACTACAACATGGCTCGCAACCTGATCGAGGAGACCCGCGCGGACGTGGTGGGCATCGAGACACAGTACGCTCCTCGGCTGCCTGCTACCCAGACCGCGCGGATGAGCAAGGAGCAGGCACTCACCGCGCTCTATGCGACGGCGGCCGCAGCGCTGAAGTTGGCCTACGTGCGCGGTCTCCTGGCGGCGGCGGTGATCGCTGAGGAGGCAAGGCTGGTTGAGGTTCATCCGACGACCGTCAAGGTCGCGATCACCGGCAACGGGCGGGCGACCAAGGAGCAGGTGAAGCAGATGGTCGAGACCTTGTACGGGAAGAAGCTGGGCGAGGACCGCGCCGACGCAGCGGCGGTGGCTGTCGCGGCGCTACGCCGCGCATAGGATGCCCCGTGCTGGCGTCCTGGGGACACCTGGGGCGCTCGGAGGGGCGGAGTGGGGTAGGGAGGCCAAACGAGGGAAGGGAGGCCGTAGAATGGCTCAGGACGCGACGGACACCACATCCCACACAGGAAGGAGGGACGCCGTGAAACCTACCGTTGACCAGATCGAGACCGTCAGCCACGCCGCAGTGCGCCTCGGGATCTCCCGGTCCTACATCACCCAGCTCATGCGGGACCCGGACTCCGGGGTCAAGGCATACCAGATCGCAGGCGGAGTCATCGTACTCGAAACCCAGGCGCTGGATGCCTGGAACGCTGCGCGCCTCGCGCGCAAGGAGGTCAAGGATGAAGCTGCACGTGCCGATTGACGGGTTCGACAGCAGCCGGATCAACCAGACGCTCCACGGTCGGAGCGTGTACCGGACAGAGGACGTGACTGGGCACAACGTCTTCAAGGGCTACAACACGCCGGGGGAAGGTGACGCGCTCGACATCGCAGGCACGGGTTGGAAGTCGCCCGTGTACGCCGTGTGCGACGGAGCGATCACGCGCTGGCAGTTCGACGCGAAGCGTCTCGAAGTGATCTACTTCGAGGGTATCTCGGATGGAGACTACATCACGGCCGTGTACGCCCACATCAACCGTGACGAGTCGATCAAGCTCAGTGCCCCGGTACCCAGGGGCACGAAGCTCGGGGTGGTGCGCGGAGACCTCAGCGACCCCCACCTACACTTCGAGTTGTGGGTGAATGGCATGAGCGTGGCGGCCCCAAGGCCGGAAGCCCTGCGCGACAAGATGGTGGCGCTCATGGACATGGGCAACGGTGGGGCCGGGACTCCCGATGAGCCCAGCCCGTGGGCCAAGGAAGACTGGGACTGGGCCGTCAACGTGGCGCAGATCATGGACGGGAAGAACCCGCAAGGAGCGGTAACTCGCGAGATGCTGGCGGCCGTGCTGCACCGCTACGACGCCGACCGGCAGGACGGAGGCACACCATGATGGAGCAGGGCTTTGTCGTCCATTTCCTTGGAGGGTTGATGTGCGGATTCCTGATCTCCACGGCAGCCATGTTCGCCGGCTACTGGATGGCAGGGAGGTACAAGCCATGACTGAGCAAGCGATCGATGTCGTCATCGTGCTGGCGGCGTGTCGGTTCCTCATCCACGCCTTCAGCAAGCTGGTGCAGATCGGCGTCGGCTTCTGGAGAGCGACGGATGCTTCCATGCCCGCCGTGTCGCAGGTCGTGCGCGCAGAAGCGTACCGCAGCCTGATCCGGCTGCTCGTGGCGGGAGTGCTGCCGCCCGTGGCGTTCGTGCAGTTCGGCTACCGGCTGGTGGGGGAGGGTTGGACAGGCTCCGTGTGGACGGGGCTGGCGTGCGCTGCCGTGATTGCCGGGCTCCACAACTTGGGCAACATCTTCAACATCCCGAAGCGGGAGGACTGACCATGCCACGAGGCGGAGTCGTGAAGATGCGAGACAACACAGAGATGCAGACCTTCCTGGCCTGCCCGCGACGCTGGTGGTACCGCTACCGCGAGCGGCTGGCCCCGAAGCGCAAAGCCCTGGCCCTGGACAGCGGCAGTGTGCTGCATGAGTGCTGCCAGATGATCTACCAGGGAAGGGAGTGGCGACCGAAGCTGCTTGGGTGGGAGACAGAGAAGCTGGAGGAGACCTGCAACGCGGAGGAAGTGGAAGCCGTGTCCGACAAGACCGCCCGCCTGATGGCGACGCTGATTGAGTACGAGGCCTTCGTGCGGGAGCGGGATGACTTCAAGCTCCTGGCCGGCGAGCAGGAGTTCCAGTGGCGGGTGCCCGGAGCCCGCACGGTGTTGGTGGGGCGGGTGGACGGCATCCTCGAGGGTCCCGAGGGACACCGCTGGCTGCTCGAACTCAAGTCCAGCTCTAGGCGCTACGACACCCACCTGCTCCAGATGGACCGCCAGTTGCTCACCTACCTGCTGGCGATGCAGACGCGCGTCGAGGGTCTCGTCGGAGTGCAGATGCACGTCCTGTACCTGGGGCTACCCTCGGCGAAGATCAACAAGGACGGGCGCCCCTCGACCGCGGCTTCGATGCACACCGACCGCGACACACTGCAGGCCGCGATCGACGAGGTTGCGGCCTCGGAGGTCAAGCTCGACCCGGACCTCTACGCGGAGGCGCTGCAGTCCCTGCCCTCGCGGCGGGACTACCTGCTGCAGTTCTTCGGCAACAGCTACACCCAGGATCAGCTGGCGCGGTTCCTGAGCGCCGACATCACTCCGCTGTGTCGCCTGATCGACAGCGCCATCGGCAAGGACGCGACGCCGCGCCACACGGGACAGCTAACCTGCAACCTGTGCGCCTACGCGAGGCTCTGCATCGCTGAGTTCCGGGGGGACGACACGCAGGCCCTGCGGGACGGGGACTTCTACGTGGCCGCGCCTCGGGAGCACCTGAGCAGCAACACCGGATGGGAAGGGGGAGAGACGAATGGAGACTGAGTCGGCGGGAGGAAAATGGAGAAGTCCGACAGATGCGGAGGGGATTCCTGTCAGGGTTCTGATCCGCTTGGCCTACGATAAGCCCATCGAGAAGAAGGCTGCTGAACTTGTTGAGAAACTCCGGAAGAAGGGCTTGGTCGATACCGAAACCTGTTTCCTCACGGGATTCTGGTCAGGGGTCGATTGGGCGAGACACCTGCTGGGCACCATTACCCAGGACTCGTTGGACTACATGGACGACAAAGGGGGCGAGTCGAATGGGGAGTAGGAAGAGAGGGATGAGACCAGAACCACAGCCTCAGCCATACGCCCCCCACGCTTCGAGTTACGGTAGAAGAGGGCGTACAGCGTGGACCGAGTACGTGGTCAACGGCTTCTCGAAAGACTGGAAGCGCTTCTTGCTGGAGCTGCCCAATAGGACGTTCTACTCCCTTGCGGCTTCTGGCATTGTGTTGCCGGGTCAGCTACTCTTCCGCACCGAGGAAGACATCCTTGCCATACCCGGCATCGGGAAGCAGGGTCTCCACTACATCATCGTCGGGCTGGAACAGGTTGGCCTTCGACTCGCCGAGTATTCCCCAAGCCCACTTGAGGTAGCATCGGAGCTGCTGCGAAGAGCAGCGGAGGAGGCTGGATACCATGGGGAATGACCGGCTGCCGATCCAGTCCATGAAGGACGTGACGCCCGGCACCCGCCTGCGGATGCTGCTCTACGGCGACCCGAAGGTGGGGAAGACCACCCTCGGTGTCCAGTGGCCTGCCCCGCTGATCTTGGACTTCGACGACGGGCTGCAAGGCTTCGCCGGCAAGAACGTGCACCGGATGTGCTGCGAGTCGTGGTCCGAGTGGAAGAGCGCCATCCGTGAACTCCAGCTACACCAGGCCCTCCGCTACGAGACGGTGGTGGTGGACACGCTCTCGGCAGCGCAGAGCCTCGCCATCCAGGACATCCTGCGGGCCACCAGTCACCAGACGATGGAGATGCAGGACTGGGGGCTGCTGCTGCGGGAGATGCAGTTCGTGATCGACACGCTGTTCAGCCTGCCCACGCATGTGCTGGTACTCTGCCACGCCAAGGAGCATGAGTCGAACGGCATGATCGAGGTGCGCCCCGACCTCGCCGGCCAGACGGCCGGCTACGTGCAGCGCGCCTGCGACAGCATCGGCCACCTGCGCTCCTACGTGGACCGCCAGATGGGAGACGACGGCCGCTTCTCGGTGAAGAGCACCGTGCGGATCGTCAGCTTCATGGCCGATCACCGGGTGGCCGGGAACCGCTGCCGGCTGATCGACCAGTGGATGCACAAGCAGGGGAAGGACGAACTGACGACAGAGGAGCTGGCGAAGATCGCCAAGGAACTCCCTCGCCGCGACCTGAAGCCGGCGAAGGCCGGCAACGGGTCGATGGCCCCGCCCGAAGAGACGGAGGAAGGAGCATCGGATGCGACTTGACATGCGACGCCAGGCGGCAAGTGAAGGCGCCCACAGCAAGGAGAGGACCCCGCTGCCGCTTGGCTTCTACCGCGTCTGCATCACCGACTACGAGCTGACCACAACCCGACGAGGTACCGGACGCCTGCGGATCATGTGCACCGTGCTGCTACCGGAACACTACAGCGGCCGCAGGCTGTCGTTCGGCATACCCACCGACGCGGACAAGCTACAGTATGCCCTCCCGCTACTCCAGGCCGTGTACCCGACCCACGACTTCGAGCGCAACGTGCTGGACATGAACAACGGGTGGTCGTCGTTGGTGGGAGAAGAGATCGGCATAGAGATCAAGAAGTACCGGGAGGGCGAACGCGGAGGGCGCTGGCCCGACATCGCCCCGTGGGACGTGCTGCCCCTCAACGACCGGCGAGTCCCGCAACCCGCCTCCGCGCACGCATACCGACCTCCCGGGCCGGGGCTGCCCGAGCCCGACGTTCCGCCCGACGACCCGTACATGAGCGAGGAGGTGCCGGTGGACCCGTTCGACGACGGGGAGAGCATGTTCGGGGACACCATCAGCGAGCCGCCGCCGGAGCATGAGATGACCATGCCGCCCGACTGAAGGGGGTCGCCGTGCAGGCCATCGACTACAGTCGAGTCATGCCCACCGAACTCGTGCGACAGCACCTCAAGCTGTACGAGGAGCTTCTCAACGTGGACAAGGGGAGAGACCCCGACATCGTGCACAAGCCCGAGGAGTACGTAGCCCACTGCCGCCGCACCCTGTGCCTGGCAGAGCGAGGGCTCCTGTCGTGGTGGCAAGTGCGTGGCTTCAACCTGCCCCAGGTAGAGGCGTTGGGGATCGGGTGGGATCAACAGCGCCAACGGTACATCTTCCCCTGGGAGGCGGAAGACCGGCTCATGGGGCTGCTTGACCTCGACCCGAAGACCGGCCGTTGGCTCTGGTGGGGATCGACCACAAGCCCCGTGCTGTGGCGACCCGATGCGCTCTCGCAGGGGATGAGCGTCTTCCTCTGCGAGAGCGTGCTGGACGCCTGTACGCTGACGCGCCTGGGCTTCAATGCCACCTGCCTCGGGAAGGACCCCTACGCCTACGATGAGGCGGCTCGCATGATTGCCGCTCGCTCCGGCGAGGAACCCTGCTTCGTGCTCTTCACCGAGCCGGAGCCCGACAGCGCCCACGTCCTCGTGGACATCGTGAAGGCCCTGCGGTTGGCCGGCGTTGCCGTGCAGAGGATCACCGTACCATCGCAGGGTCTGCACTCCTGGGTCCGGTTGAACCAGGGACTGGAGAGCCTGAAGAACCACATCTCCCGCGCCAACGACCTGAGGCTGAAGACCTCGGAAGAGGACCACCCGAAGAACTGCCCGCGCTTCCCCATCGAGAAGCTGCTACCCGAAGAGAGCAACTTCCTCACCCTGTACTACCGCTGGATGCGAAACAGCGTCTCCGCCCCGGCCGAGTTCATCTACTACGGGGGACTGGTGGCCCTGTCCACAGTGCTCGGGCGCCGCACGGCCGTCGAGTGGGGCCCGAAGCCCACGTTCCCCAACCTGTTCGTCATCTGCATTGGCGAGTCGGGACGCAGCTTCAAGTCCAGCGCCATCTCCGGCGTGTCGGAGATTCTCCAGCCGCTGGGGGAGAAGGTCGCCTCGCTGCCGGAGACGGACATCAACAACACCTACATGCTGCCTACCAGCACGACGCCGGAGGCCTTCATCGCCCGTCTGTCTCGGCGCAACCCGTGCGCCTGGGGCGTGCTTCTCTGGCCCGAGTTCAGCGTCCAAGTGCAGACCGCCCGCCGGGAGTACATGGGAGGCTGGTTCGAGCTGCTGGCCCAGCTCTACGACAGCGAGGGGGAGTTCACCAAGGACACGCGGCAGGACACCTTCGTCGTCCAGAACCCCTGCATCAACCTCATGGCCGGCGTCCAGCCCCGCTTCTTCTCCGAGAAGCTCCCCAGCGAGATGCTGTACGGGGGCTTCCTGCCACGCTTCGTGCTGCTGGCTCCCCAGTGGGAGCACTACTCGCAGGAGTGGAACAGCAGCCCGCAGCCGCGCGACCGTCACATGCGGGAGTACCTGCGGAACTTCCTGCGCGGACTGCGCGACCAGTGGAACCGACCCGAAGACGACCAGCCCACCCACCTGCTGCGCTTCGAGGAGGCAGCCCTGACCCGTATCGGACAGATCGGCACGAACCTCTTCCACGCGCCGGAGGTGGAGGGAGACGAGTACCTGGGCAGCTTCTACGCCCGGATCCCGACCATGCTGGTGAAGCTCTGCATCCTCCTGAGCATCGACCTGCAACCGCAAAGCGATACGATCCCGCTCTCCATCGTGGAGCTGGCGGAACCCCTAGTGAAGCATCAGCAGCGTCTGGTGCGGTGGGTGCTGAAGGGCCGCCTGGAGGGAGACTTCCAGCGTATCGTGGCCGTGGCGCAGAAGTTCATCGAGCGCTGCTCGGAAGCGCGTGTCGATCGCGGGAGGCTGCTGCAGCGAATGCGCTGCACGAAGCGTCAAGCCGACGAAGTGCTGGAGTACCTGGAGAGTACGGGATACCTGAAGGAGGCAGGGAAGACCGTCAGCGAGAGGTGACAGCAAGAGCCCTCCCAGTGCATCGGGAGGGCTCTTCCCTACTGCTCGGCCATCGCGTCCACACGATACTCCGCCAGTTCCAGTTGCAGCAGCAGCTTCTCGTACTCGGGCGACAGGTTGGGCTCCCCAGTCGGCAGCGCTTCGGTCGGTAGAGCACAGGGCGCCGTGGAACCCATCGACAGCTGCGCTACCCCGAACACCACCAACGCCACCGACAACCCCCCCACAATCGCGAGCAACGTCAGTAATGCCAGGGTTCGTCTCATCGTCCGCGCTCCTCGATCCGGTCGAGCTTGGCTTCGATCCGCTCCATGACCTTCGACAAGCGTTCGTAGCGCTCAGTGCTGACCTGCTGCAACACGTACCGCTCGTCCAGTTGTTCCGTGTCGTGGTGCAAGGCACAGTTGCCCTTGTGCTCGTCCAAGCTGGACTTCACCACCTGGAACCCTCCGGCGGCGCCGGCCACCAGCACCGCCACGGCAATCACCAGCGACAAGGGCAGCCTCGTCTTCTCGGAGATCGTACCCTCTGCCATCACTCACGGCTCCCTTCAAGCTCCGCCAACTCGCGCTCGAACCAAGTCTGATCCCCGTAGCTGGGGGGCGTGTAGTAGTACCGATGCCAACGCACGTAGGGCTGGTTCTCGTACCACTCCTTGAAGCCCCTCAGCTTGCCCGCGCGCAAGGCGTCGGCGATCTCGTCGTTACGGCCGGCGTCCTTCGAGTACTTGTTCCCGCGACGCTCCTCCTCGATGAACTGCAGTTCCTTGTCGAGCGACTCCTCCGCACGGTCGAGACCGGACTCCAGGCTTTCCCGCTGCTTCTCGCGGTCAAACGGCAGAGCCCTCAACCCGAAGCTGCGCCACGCTGCCGTGGTCAAGCTCGGGGCAGAGTCCCCCGCCCTCGCTCCCTGGTACACGGCCGGGAACTTGTAGACCAGTTGGCTGAACTCGTCGTAAGCCCGCAGCAGCGCCTCACCCGCCGGCAGGTCCACGAGCTTCGACCCGACCACCGTTGGCACCTTGCCCGTCGTCCGGTACTTCTCCCACTCCTTGATCCATGCCCGAGCGAACTCCTGCGTAGACTGCGACCCGAACAACGCAGGCGGCAAGACGTTCATCCACAGGCGCGCCAGCACTTTCTTGCGTACCACGCTGGGCGGATCGTCCTTCTCCACGTAGGAACGGCCCGTGAGGGTGGACTGCTTCGTGCGAATCTCCTCTATGAAGTTGGCAAATGGGATACTGAGCATTACCCGATCCGCCAAGTCCTCTGCCCTTGCCCCGAGGCTTGCACTGGGGTCCAGCGGCAACGCTTCCCGCTGAACGAAGAGGCTTCCCATGTCGAACATGTCGCCCCAAGGCAACAGGTAGCTGAGGTTCGTGATGAGAGCCCCATTCTCCCCAGGCACCCGCAGGTATCCAGACCTGCTCATCCAGTCGGAGAAGTGTGCCCGCTCCTCGGCGCCCTGCCGGTCCATGTTCTCCACGGTCTGTATCAACCGCCCCCAGTTGGCGAAGCGGTTGGGATGATCCAGCGCCGCCTGGAAGGTGATCGGGAGAGCCTTGTACGGAAAGGCGATGAACGGTACGAGGCCGTAGCCGCGCATCGCCTCAATCACCGGCGGGACCCGGCTGTACTCCACGACCGCCTTGTTGGCGATATGCTCGGCAGCCGCTTGGGCCGCCAGAGCCTGACGGGTCCACGGTACCCACTCCCCCTTGGCATTCATCATCGCCACACGACCGTCCGACAGCTCCCGCGCCTTGCCGACCGCGAGCCGACTCTCCTCCAGGATACGCCCACCACGCTTCACGAACTCCTGCGACAGGTCACTGTGGAGATCGGGAGCCCCCACGATGGCGCCACCGGCCTTCTGGAAGCGCTCCATCAGGCGCTCGAAGATGTACTTGTGCGGGACCGCGGACTGCGTGTCTTCCGAGAAGGCCCACATCCGACCGAAGCTGTCGAAGATCGGGTCGAGCGCCTCCTTCAGTTCGCTGGACCAGGTGATCTTGTCCGCGTGACGGGCGAAGTTCTTCCTTAGCCCGTTGGCGAAACCCGCTCCCTCCTCGAAACTCATCGCTCGGCTGGAGCCCAGCTCCTCGCGGGCCAGGGCCCATTCGCTGTCGTCGCGCCAGATGCCGCGCAGGTCGTTGAACGAGACCGGGAAGCCAACGGCATTGTAGGTCTGGATCACGTTGGACAGGATGTTGCGCGCCTGCCCGCCCAGGTTCCAGACCGCCTTCCCGAAGCGCCACTTCGCCACAAGGTTCGTGTACCAGTTGCGGTTCACATGCCACTCGCTGCTGGTCAGACGCTCCACAATCTCGCGCGGGAAGAGCCCCTCTCCCATGATGGAGCCGTACATGCTGTTGTCGGGAAACGCCATCGAGCGCCACTTGCGGATGCTGTCACGGTCGAGCACCTGCTTCGCGAACTCCCAGTTGTTGTCCACGAGGTTCATCACGGCAGTCACTTCCTGCGCCCGACTGCGCCCATGCACCACAGGGAAGAAGCGACGCGACAGCTCCGTGTAGCTCTTGACTCCGTACTCCTGAAGCGCCTCGGGGGGCAAGCCCTGGAACACCCACGCCCAGCCTTCCTCGACGGTGCGAACGCCCGGCATTCCTCTGATCGCCATCTGCTGTATCTGGTCGCGCAGAATGGCTTGTGCCTGGAGGTTGGCCTGGGAACGCCCCTCCAACAGCGCCGACTCTTCCATGCTCAGGATGCCCAGAGCTTCCGCCAACTCGGGGGAAGCCTCGCGCATCTTCAGCAGGCCCTGTCCTGGGTTCTGCCCCTTGACGAGGCGGAAGTTCCGCACGTGGGGGCGTCGGGAGTCGGCGATCCCCAGGAACTCCAACGGACCAACCTTCCCACCAATCCGTCCCTCCAGCACGGCGGCCGCCTGCGGGTCACTCAACTCCAGCATGGCCGCCATCTCTTCCGGACGATAGTGCCAGGCGTAGCTGCGGAAGCTGTGCATCGCCGGAAGAAGCTCGCGCCTCACACCCCCCATCACTCGCATCGCGTTGAGCGAAGTAGCGAGGTCCTGCTGGTAGAGCTTCCAGCGCTCTGCGACTTCCTCCACGGTCTTCCGAACCTCGCCGCCGAAGTTCTGGCCGACATCCTCCCACTGGGACTTCAGCGCGCTGTCCCGCAGATCGCGCAAGGCTCCCACGGCGGGGTCGTCCAGGTCGTCGCTGTTGAGGAGGCGGAGGAAAGCCTCGCTGGCACTCTCACCCTCGCCGACTGCTCCGAGACGCTCCATGACCTTCGGGCCTTCTTCCATGAAGCGATCCCAGGCAGAGAAGCCCCCGCGCTGGACCAGGGACTCGATGTGCTCAATGACCGGGCGCCAGTCCTTGCCTGCCCGCGTGGCGTAACGCCACCAGGGCTTGTTGTACGTTTCGCCGGCCTTCTCGTAGAGATACCGCAGCACCGACTCCGCGTTCGTCGTGTCCGGTACCTGATCCACCAACCGCCCCGGGAGTCTCGTCTTCACGATCTCGCGGATGTCCTTCAGTGTGTTCCCGAGAGACCTCGACACATGCCCGGCATTGGCTGTCGCCTGCTGGATGGCTTGACCCAGGGCTTCGTAGGTCATCCCCTCCTCGGCTGTCGTCGGCAGGTGAAAGCCTCGCCACAGCAGACGACGAATGCCCTGATCCTGTCGGAGCATCCACTGGTTAGCGCGATACGACCAGGACCGCTCGATACGCAGCAGGTCGTCGGCGTTCTCGGCCCCAGCTACCGCGAAGCGCAAACGCCCTTCCAACACCTGGGAGATCTTGCTCCCGAACTTCAGTCCGCTGTCCTTGAGCAGCTTCCCCACGTTGGGGGAGAAGTAGGTCGAGGGGTCCAGCAGGATGTCCATGCCCAGGCCCAGCGCTTCTCCACGCGGCATCTTGGCGACGTGCTGCAACATGGCGCCCGGCATGTCAACGCCGATCCGCAGCCACTTCCGCGCCATCCAGTTCCCGAGCCCCGGCTTGCCCTCCGGGGCCAGCAGGTTCGACCAGGGAGTTAGCGCTGCCAGCACATCCTGGTTGTCGTACAACGTGGTCGAAGCCCAGCCCGGGTGGTAGGTGTGCAGGACCTCGGCATTCGGCAAGATCACCGGCTGATCGTTGAGCGGGTCGTAGGTCCCTGCGACCTTCTTGTAGACCGCAAGTGCCGACTGCCGGATGAACTCGGGGAGCGCTGCCTGCATCGCAAAGGACGCATCCGCCGCCCCGTAGGCGATCCGACGCATCCCCTGCAGCGCCTCGTTCCTCCGGGCAACGGGCTCGGGGATCACGCGGTCCTGCCAACGACCAATCGCCAAGGCCGCCGCCGCCATGGCCGCTCCAGCGGGTGCCTCGATCCAGTCAACAGGCCGCCCCTGGAACCCCATCTCCTCGTCCAGGCCACGCGCCGCGCGCTTCGCGTGCCACTGGATGACCTCATGGGCCGCCATGGCCGGCAGGGCTCCGACGCCTGCGTAGACCAGCGCGTTCAGCCACGCCGGAGGGTTCCAGTACCCACGCTCCATGCGCTGACGCTTGCGGAAGTCGGACTCTTCCAGGAGGTTGCCGAGGAGAGACTCCCCGCGCAGAGACTTCAGCGGGTCACTGGGAGATGGAGAGGGGACTCCCCCGCCGAGCAGCGGCATGAGGTCTGCTATACCAGCAGTAGACGCATACGGGTCGTAGCCCATGGTTACTCCAAGAAGAGCCGTTCCAGAATGCCCGCCACGTCTGGCACCATCTGCGCGATCTGGCCGAGGATGGTCCTCTCGCCCATGCTCAGTTCCGGCTCCCGCGTCAGCCTGGACTGCACCATGAGTTCCTGCATCGGGTCGGGCTGTCGGTTGATGATCTCGGGCGGGGTCCAGTTGCGCGCCACACGGCCTATCCTCCGACTGACGCTCACCCGTTGCTGAGGGGGAGCCGGACGGTAGGTCTGCCCACGGCCCATCCCCGCAGCGATCCCGATGTGCCCGTAGCGCCCGTGCCCTCTCACGTACTGCACGACATCCCCGGGCAACACGGTTCCATCCGTCACCCGCACACCACCCGCCTGCGCCAGTGCACCACCCATCGAGTTCGCGTTGCCCATGCCCTGGTAGAACCCGGGCGCCCCAACCTTGACGCCCAATCGCTGCACCCAGGCCGCACAGCGGCTTCCGCCCTCGGTGAGCCGACCTGTACGCCCGTACTCGACGAGGCCTCCGAACAGCTTCTTGCGGGTCTCGTCCGGGAAGCGCCAGATGACAGCATTCCCCCAGTCGATGGGGTCCTCGCTGTAGCGCGGGGTTCCTCCGGCGGTCTTCCAGCTTCCCACGATCACCGCTCCGGCAGGAGAGGGCATCGACGGCCGCGCCGGTCCCGCAGGAGCCCGCACCGACTGAGGAACAGACGGTCGTGGAGGCCCCTTGGGCCTGCCCGCGACTGAGCTTCCGGCGAACGGAAGGTCGGACATCCTACTACCCCCTACCGTAGCAGGCGTTCTGAGCCATTCTGTGGGCCTGTTGACGAGGCCCCGCCCCCTTGTGCCACTCCGGCACCCGCAAGCGCCTGGAGTAGCCCAGAAACGCGCGGAGCGCTACGCTCCAGGATGCTCCAGATAAGCGCATGTCCGGTGGGCTTCGGACCTGCAAGATGCTGGAGCAACTGCCCCTGCATCCCAGGCTTGCGCGAGAAGCGGCCGGTGGCTGTGTCTCGCCCCTGGCCGCGCCCCGCCCCGGTGATCGACTGGCTGTTCGGTAGCTCGATCATCAGAAGTTCATGCTCGTAGGTTCGGGCCGCTTGATGAGGCGTCCCTCTCTGTCCACCCGATACTGTGACTGCAGATCGGGGTCAACGATTGCCGGTCGCGGACCAATCCCTCTCGACGCTCCCTCCGACTTTCCCTGGACCAGGTTCTTGCGGAAGACGTCTATCGGAACACCATCGACCTGCTTGGTGTATGGGTCATAGACCACACCGAGCTTGTCGAGCAGTACTGCAAGCCGCCTCCGGGCATCACCAACGCTACTAGCAGCAGCGGACAACTCGCCCTCAGAAGCCTTCCCGCTACCCTGGAGAAGTTTGAAGGCTTGCGCTGTCTCGTCCACATCCTGAAAGGCGGTCACGAGCTGGTTCGTCAACCCCCCCGAGTTCCTGTCCCCCCCCAAGATAACCCCCATGCGTTCCGTTTCCGCGCTGTAGGCCCCCGTGGCAGCATTCTGTTGCGCCGCATCCGCCATCGCAGCTTGGTAAGCCTGCTCGGAGATCATCCCGCTCTCCCGGTACGGACGAAGAGCCCTCTCGGTGATGATCTGCTCCGTCGTCATGTCACCCTGTCTCCTGGTGGCGTACCCCTGAGCCTTCTTGAAGTACAACTCGGCAGCGAGGTCGGCAGGGAGCGACTGCAACTTCAGCCTCTCGGCATCGAGCTGCATCTTCGCAGCAAGACCCGCGAGCTTCGACAGCTCAATCCTGTCGTTCAGCGTCGCGACGTTGTACCTCTCCCGCACCCATGCCCCGATAGTCTCGGCCATCTTGATAGCCCGATCGAACGAGAACAACATCTTCGCCCGACCTTCGGCGTCTTGTCTCATCTGAAGTTCCGGGATGCTGATCTTCGACATCGTCTCGTCAAACTGCCGGATCATCTCCTTGAGCGATCCGTCACGAGCCATCTTGTCGAAGTCCTGGCCCCTCAACGTGGCTTCAAAGTCCCGCTCAATCCCAAGCTCCTGAATGCGAAACGCCTCTCGCTGCTCTGCCGGTATCTGGCCGAAGGCCCACTCCTGAAACGTCTGAGCCTGCTGCGCCAGATCGGCTCCACGCTCCTGAACCGTCGCCCCGCGCTCTTGGACCGTTGCCCCCCGGCGTCCAAGCTCTTCCGAGAGCGTCTGCTGTCGCTCCCAGTTCTTCTGCTCCTGCTCCATCTGCTGACGCTGCACGCGACCCTGCGCGTACCCGGCCGCCAACGAGAAGAGCTCGTTCATGGTTCACCCCTCATGGGTTCAGAGGATTGTTGTAGTACGACGGTGGAGTCCCCGGAACCGTGCTTCCCACAATCGGGTACGACGCCCCGCCACTGAAGAGGTCCCCGAACGCGCCCGCACCGAATGCCTGCCCCAACCCCAGCAAGCTCCCCCACAACGCCTGCTTCCGCTGCGCCGCCTGCGCTGCCAACTGCGCCCCCACCTGCGCGCTACCCTGCAACGCCTGGTTCGCGTTCGCGCTCGCCCACGACACCGCGCTCGGGTCCAGACCCATCATCGGCATGATGATCCCCGCCAACGCTGCCTCCCGAGCCTGCTGCAACCCCAGCATCTGCGACGTTACCTGCTGCTGCGCCCCGATGTACTGCTCGTTCATCTTCCCGGCCAGCTCCGCGCTCGCCCCCGCCGCCAGGCTCCCCGACGCCCCGCTGATCCCGAACCGACTCCCCAGGTTCTGCTGGAGCATGTCCATGTTCTGGCGCCCGAACCGCTCGATGTTCGTGCGGCTCTGCTCCATGATCTGGCGCTCCAGGTCGTAGAGCGTCGTGTCGAAGGTCCCCACCCCACCCCGTGGAGGCAAGTCGAACTGCGGCTGGTTCGCCGGCGGAGGCGTGGGCGGAGGTGCCGGCGGAGGCGTAGGTGCTGGACTCGGTGTGGGCGCAGGCGCGTTCGGGAAGGGGTCGATGCGCCACCCGGTGTTCCGCTGATCCGCTACCGACGCAACGTCCCCGCCGCCCGGCGGGCGAGGGGCAGGGCCGCGCACAGGTGTCGTAGGCGCCGACTCCCCAGGGCCAGGAGACTCCGGAGAGAGCCCCGGTATCTGGTAGCGCACGTTCGGCGTCCCACCGTACCGATCCACGAAGGTCTGCACCAACCAGGGCACCAGCTCCCGCGACATCCCCGACTGCCAGATCTGCTGGTCCCAGTAGTTCTGCACCCCAGGCCGCGCGATGTCCCACTGCTGCCGCGCCATCCGCATCAGCATCTGCTGCGCCTGGGCCGACATCGCGCCGGCACCCCCAGGATCACTACTGCCAAAGAGCGCTCCCATCACCGACTCCTAACCGGACAGGAAGAGGTACAGCCACTCCCCGTTCACGTAGACTTCGATCCTGCGGTTCTCCTTGTCCAGCCACATCATCCCTTGGCGCGGCTCAGTGGGCTTCTCGGTCCTCAGCCGTGGCGGCCGCTCCTCGGACTGGTACTCATCCACCAGCGGGTTGAAGCCGATCTCAACCGGCAACCGGCGCTCGGTTGCTGACAAGGCGCACCTCCGCTTCCACTCGATACAGCGCGACCTCCTCATCCGCCGACCCACTCAACTCCATCCGCAACTGGCGCCCCGGAGCCGGCCGCGGACGGTACCGCACCAGCGTCTGCTCGGGCACCTCGTCGCCCGCCCTCTCGTTTCGCATCGAGTGCACGTACTGGAGCTTCGCGCGCCCCTGGTCCGCGTCCACCTCCACGACCGCCAGCTCGTCCGCATTCTTCACCGCCAGCGTGTACCCCGTCACGACCTTCTCGTCTACCGGGTTCCCGCCCGTGAAGTCCCCCAGCTGAACCAACCACGGGATAGCTGCCGTGTTGTCCGTGAACCCCGTGTCGCTATCCCACACGAAGCCGGAGGCCGAGTCCCCGCAGTACAGGCTCCACGTCTCAGAGTCCCCGCGCAACGACAGCGCGCACTGTATCTCCCAGCCCGTCAGCTCCACCCACCCCTGCACCCGCAGATCGTACACGATGCACTTCGTGTTCCGCGTCTGGCCGGTGGGCGTGTAGAAGAAGTAGTAGCGCATGTTGTAGATGACGCCCACGGACTGGTTGCGGTAGCCGTCGCGCACGTCGTCCAAGTGGTCCTGCACCGCGTCACTCAAGACCCGGAAGCCACTCTGGTCGAAGAGCACGATCTCCTTCCCCGTGTACCAGATGATCCCATTCTGGTACTGGGCGATGCTCTTGTGGCTCATGCACCCCAGGTCCCGCGTGACGGACTGCAGCGTGAAGTCCAGGAAGTTCGTCCCCACCAGAGCCCAGATGCTGTTGCGCTTGAAGATCAGCAGCCGGTCGTTGAAGACGCACAGACCCCGAATGTGGTCGCCCTCGCCGTGTGCCACCCGGATGTGACCTCCGGCGTTGGGCTCCGTTTCCAGCAGCGTGAGGTCGGGCACCACCTCGGGCGACTCGTAGTTCGAGAGCCAGATTTTCGCCGGGTTCGTCGTGGTCCGCGCGTACACCATCCGGTTCTTGAAGCGCGCGATGAAGCGAGCATCACTCGGCGGGTTCCCCCGGGCGGTCGGCTCCTCCGCGCCCAGGAGGTGCTCGGCGTCGGTGTCGGTGTAGGTCTGCACCCCCGAACCGCTGTCGTCCATCGTCGCCACATGGCGCCAGATGGAACTGATCCCGCCCTTGCGGTAGATCTTGATGTCGTTCGCAGCGCTGCCGGAGGTCGTCATCCTCAGACGCACCGACTGGTACTGCCCGTCCCCCACTGTGATGAGGGCATCGGAACTGCTCTCTCCCTCAAGCCCCGTGGTCGGGTTGTAGTAGCTGTAGCGGTACAGGTACTGGCCGACCAACCCGCCCGTGTAGACGATGTGATCCACGTAGACCGTGGCCGCACTACCGTCCTCCAGCACCTCGAAGCCCCAGTAGCGAATCGCGTCCTTGCCCTCGCCAGATGTCGTGCTGCTGTCGGCGATGTCGGTGAGATCCACGAAGACCAGTTGCCAGGTGTTGGCCTCGATGACCTCGATGGTCCAGGTGTAGTCGAAAGGCGCCCCTGCTGGCGAGGTCTCCCCTATGCCGAACGCGACCAGTGCACCCGTGACCGTCCCTCGCATCCAGAAGGCGATCTGGCGCACCCCGCTCAGGTCCACGCCGGTCGTGTTGTCGTAGTACACACGGTCCCCGCGACTACTGCCGGAGGAGATGCTGATCTTCAGCGAGCCGGAACCGATACGCTTGATCGCCGTCTCCTGCGCGATCGGCGTGTTGCCCGCGTCCGTCGTTGCCCAGTTCGTCGTGTCGTTGCAGTCCTCAAGAACCGTGTACCTCGGCTCCAGCACAGGCGCCGCAGCAGGCTTCGCAGGCGCGTTGATCAGGAACCAGTTGGTCCCGTCGTAGTACCAGGGCCCCCCACTCCCCGAGACGAAGTACACCTTGTCGTTGAACGTCACGAAGTGCACGTCGCCCGAGCCGGCCGCCAGGCTTTGCGGAGTCGGCGCAGTGGTGTCCTTCACCTCCGTGAAGGTCCCCGCGCTGGCGTGGTAGAGCTTGCCGCCCACCACGATCAGCACCTTGTCCGTGCCGGAGATGGGGTAGTACTTGTGCAACCCCTGCACCGCCCCGCCCGAGACCTCGGAGCTGTTGTGCTTGCTCCGCCCACTCCTCAAGCGTAGCGCGCCCCGATCCAGGTAGAGGTTCTGGATGGAGCGCGCCACCTGTGGACCCAGTTGATCCGCCGGCGTCCTCTGGTCCATCCCACGGAAGTCGGCGAACGTGATCCGCTGGTCGGGCATCAGGAACCGCCCCTCGTCATCGGCTCTCGCGGGTTGCCGCCCGTCTGCATCAGGGCCATCATCATCGAGCCGTTCACGTCCTGGAGCAACGCCGCCGCGCCGTCGAAGTTCGCGTCGCGCTTCAGCATCTGCGCCGCCGCGTACTGCCACAGCACATCATGGTAGTAGTCCGGGATCTCCGGCTCGTCGTCCTGCTCGATCAGCTCCAGCGGCTGCCGCACGTAGGTGAGGCGCAGCGCCTCTGCCAGCGCAGCGTCCGGCGCCGGGTACAAGCCGAACTGATGCACCCCGATCATGTACCACTCGGTCGGCCAACCCGTCCCGACCGAACCGGGAGCAAAGCCCGTGTCGGTGCGCTGGGAACGCGCGATGCGCTTCTGGTCCGTCTGGCGCAGCGGGATGTACGTCCCAGTTGCCGACCGCTTGTACTCCACCTTCAGGATGTCCAGCGACCGGATCGGAGACCGATACACCGGCTCATCCTCCACCGCGTCGATCAACCCCACGTCGTTCGCGAACAGCAGGTAGTCGTTGTCCGCGCACGAGATGGTCGTGCCGATCTGCACGGAGATCGAGTTCTGGTTGAGCGCCGAGATGCGCTTGTCGGAGAACTTCCGCGTCAGCGTCTCGCCGGGGCTGCTGCCCCCGATGTTCAGCACGTCGATCCGGTCTCCGACCTTCAGGTACTTCACGGAGTCCACGTAGAAGACGTTGCTCGCCGTCTGGGCCCCGTTGATCTGTGTCACATGGGCCTTGAGGTCTTCCGTCACCGTGAGTGGGTCAGTCACCAGCAGGTTGCCGGCCTTCACGATGGCGTTCTGCGCGTTGTTGATGAGACGCCGCACCGAGGACGGGGAATGCCGATCTGAGTTCTCGGCATTGGCCGCCTGCATCGCGTGCTCGACCAGCTCGGAAAGTACCATGACGGAACCTCCTCAGTCATCTACCGACAGGCCCGCCTGCCGCTTGTATGCCCGGATGGCGTCGCCCATCCGGCTCCCGTGACGCACGGCTTCGCCCGACGCCTCTTGCTGGATCATCTTCCCGAAGTAGCGACTGCTGTCCTGGATGAGGTCGGACTGCTTCTGCGCTGCCTCCGCCTTCATCCGCGCGTTGTCACGGTCCACGCGCTCCAGCACACGGGCGTTGTGCTGCCTCCGCTCATGCTGCTCCTTCGTCAGACGATCCCGCACCTGAATGCTGCTCATAGCCGACTCCTCTGGTCCTTCCCCCCGGGAGGAAAGGGGGTGATCCCCCCGGGGGGACCCCGCGCCCACCTGCCCCGCGTGTTACATCAGGCCAGGCTTCGCCCCAATCGCGATCCACGACACCTTCGCCGCCGTCGCCGCCGTCGTCGGTGTAGCGTTCGTCGAGATGGAGGTCGGGATGGTCACGTACAGCTCGATCTGCCCGGGCTCGGTGGACTGGTCCGAGATTGCCGCACCCGTGTCCATGTGCGTTGCAGTCGGGAACTGGTCCAGCGTCGCCCAGACGCCGATCACCTCGGAGAGCCCTGTCTGAAGCTGCTTGTAGCCGGAAACCGTCTCCGACCCGTTCATCACAAACAGGCGCTCCCGAGTCGCCAACTGGCTGAGGTTCAGCTCTTCGATTGCCATCGTGGGTGCCTCCTTAGCCCTCGGTTGCGCCGGTGATCTTGCCGTGCGCGTTGCGCTTGTCCGTGCCCAGGTTGGCGTAGATGTACAGCACCGCCTCGTAGGCATCCCGGTCCTGGACGCGCACCAGCCTCGACCCGTCCATGTCCATCCAGTCGAAGTCCGCCATCTGGTACACCGACAGGTGCCGCGTGTTCAGGAAGTACCAGTTCGTCAGCGGACAGTCGTCGTCCACCAGGATCGGAATCTCCTGGCTTCCGGCCGCGAACGTCAGGACACGCCAGCCGCCCCGCAGCACCTGCGGGCTGAACTGCACCTGCGTGTCGAAGAGATCGAAGTACGCGCGGCGCCCGCCCTTGGTCGTCACGATCAGGTTCGGGTCTTCGCCGCTGTTGGTGTTGATGCCGTCCACCGCCGTCAGCATGGCCGCCTGCGTCAGCGCACCGCCGAGGGCCCGCTCGTAGGCAGTCCAGAACTCCTCGCCGCTCGTGGCCGGGTTGAGGCTCTGGAGCGCGCCCGCGCTGTCGGCGATCAGGTCGATGCCCATCATCTCCAGGCCGCCGGAGGCCGTCTTCGCACCCGCCCGCGTCACGATGGCGTTGTTCTCAACCGTGACGTTCTCGGACGTGGTGAACACCGTCGCCGAAGACACCGCGCTGACCTTGATGTTCTGGGCCTGGCGCGTCGTGCCCGCCGCGTCCCAGATGTCGATGAGCATGTCCTTGTAGATGCGACGGGTGGTGCCCACAGTGGAACTGACCCCGTTGTCGCAGGTGATCGACGCCGCGCCCGTCACCGCTCCGTTCACGAGACAGAGCGTGGCCGCGCCCGTTCCGAAGAGCTGGCGGTTGATGTCGCGCTTCATCGCCTCGCCGCACCCCGCAACCGCCTTCTCCAAGGCGTTCGCAAAGGCGCCGACGCTCGTCCGCGTCGCCCGGATCGTCTGACCCGTGAGGCGCAGCCGCCAGTACACGTACCGCTGAGGAATCACACAGACCCGGTAGTCCTCTTCGCCCGGGTCGGGGAGGGCTGCGTTCTCGGCCGCGGCACCGCCACCCTGGTTGTTGGCCGCGTGCAGCCCGATGGTGAAGTTCTTCCCGCTCACCGACTCCTCGTCGCGATAGAGCTGAGAGAAGAGCGGGACTGTGTTGTTGATCTGACACCTGAGACCCGGCAGGTACAGGGTCTTCAGGAGGTTGTCCAGCGTCGTCAGTGTGCTGGTTGACGCCATCTCGGTCTGACCTCCTCGTGGTCGAATGCGAGGTCAGACAGGTGGCCCGAGCGCCGACTACCTGAGGTCTGCCAACCCGCCCGCCCGGGCGAGGGCTGCGGCCGCCGCCTGGCGCCGCTCCGTGTCACTCATCTGAGCGATCCGATCCTCGATGCGATTGGATGCTCCGGCTGCTGTCCTTCCACCTCGCACGTCTGGTGTGAGCGAACCTGCCTCGCGCTTCAGCGCCGTGGTCTGTTGCAGGCTCGCGTGTCGCTTCGACAGGTAGGACTTCAGGATCTGATCCATCGTGGCGTTCGGGAAGCTCGCCATCGCCATGCGAACGTAGTCCAGAGCCAGGGGGTCGCGCTCCAACTGGTAGCGCTGCAACCCCGTCGCGATCTCCTGCTGAAGCCGCTGCTGCTCGATCTGAAGGTCAGCCTTCTCCTGGCGCTCCAGGACCTGCTTCAGCATCGCACGGTCTTCTGGGTCAAGCTTCGTACCTTCCGCCTGTCGTGTGGGCAACGGGAGCGGAGGGTTAGGGTTCTGGTTGTAGCTGTCCACCCCGTAGGGGCTCGACTGCGCGTTCTGCACCATCAACGCCCGCTGGAAGGAGTCCACAACCTCCTGGCCGTTCCGCCCATACTGCCTCGCCTGGTCGAGCAGAGGCTTCCACTGCTCCAGTTCCGCCTGGGCTGCATCACGTGCCGCTTTGACCCGTTCATAGGCCTCGCGCACCACGAACCCAGACTCCGGCCCCTTGGCCGGCACCCCAGGCTGCTGGTCCTCGACCTCCTGCCGAGAGTACAGCCGGTCCAGCCCCTGTCCGACGAAGTCTTCCTCGCCTCGCGCTGTAGGCGTTACAGGAAGCCCCTGTGGCGCATTCTGTGGCACTCCGACGCCGGAATCGGGTTGGAGCCCCACTCCGTAGTCCGGGGGCGCTCCAGCGCCCTCCAGAGCCCCTGCCAGATATGCCTCCACATCATCCAGGCTCGGCATCGCCTCGTCGCCGCCGGCCACACGCTCACTTGCGTAGTCGTCCAACGGCACCTGCTCGCTCCTGTCCGCAGCCATCCTTCAGCCTCCTGGCCTCATGGCTCGACGGCTACCCTGCCGCCGGCAACATCATCATGGGCTGCCCCACGGGCGCCCCTTGGGCCCCAGCCGGAGCCCCCAACTGCTGAAGCCACTGCACCAGCATCTCCAGTCCCCCGGGCTGGGAGACCATCTGCTGCAGGTGCAGCATCACGGCCTCTTCCACCGTCATGTTCTCCTCGAACATCTCGCTCAGGTGGCCCATCTCCAGCGCCTGCAGCACCCGCTGCGTCACCACCGGATCACCCGGAGGTCCGAAGAGACCGCTCTGGTAGAGAGACATGATCTCCTGCCGCTTCGCCGCGAGCGTGTTCGCTTGAGCACTCCTCGGCTCCACGTACACGTCCACGATCCCGTGCAGGTCACTCCCCGTGAACGCGATCACCTGCGGCTCCTTGCGCTGCCCCACCAGTCGCAGGTAACGCGGCTCCGTGTAGTACTTCTGCGCCACCGCCAGCAGCATCCGAGACACCCGCACCAGACCGTCGTCGATCATGTCATACGTCGAGCGCAACGGACTGTTGTCTGCCTCGTGCAGCAGCTGGATCGCGATCCCGTACTCCACGTTCGGCGGCGTCGTCCCCCGCGTCACCTCATGCTGGTGCGTGAGGTCCATGAACATCTGATAGCTCTGCTGCAGGATCGTTCCCATGTACGCGGGCATCTGCGGCGCCTGCATCACATGCGGCGGCATCGCCCCGCTGTACTCCCAGAACTCCCCGGGCAGGTTGTCCCCCACGATCGGCGACAGGTTGGTGCCCCTCGGGACCAGCACCTTCGGGAAGCTGCTGTAGTCGCGGGCCTCCGCCAACTGGCTGATCGTCCGGTTGAACTCCTCCTGCATCGGGCGCACCGACTCCACCATCCCCCGACCCCACACCGTCCCCGGCACCCGCTCGAACGGCACATGCACCAGCGGGACATCGTTGAACGGGAACGGGTTGTGCCCATCGTGCACCAACACGCTCCCCACCACCAGCACATGCCGGCCGCTCGGGAACCCCTTGCTCGGGCGCTCCCAGTACTCCACCACCGGGATGTCGTCCTCAACCTTCTCGCTTACCCCGAAGAGCGCGTTGAGGTTCTGCGGATCCCCCGACTTCGGTACCCGGTCCGGGTTGAAGCCCGGCCCCTCCGTCAGCGTGTTCGCCGGGATGCCCAGCGCTGTGCGAGCCACCGTATCACCCCACGCAGCCCGCACATCATCTCGGCTCCTCCGTCGCGCATGGATGACCCATGACGCCTTGTCCCACGACTCCACGCCAGGCTCAGGGTAGATCTCGAAGGGGTTCACGACCTCCAGCAGCACATCCCCCTCCGGCAGCTCCTCTATCGCTGCTTCGCTCTCAGGACTCCCCCCAACGCCCCCACTACCCGCTGCCTCGATGCTCTCGGCCAGGTACCGCTCAAAGGGGGCCCGGGTGTCTGGTTTCGCGGGCCGGGCACGAAATGCTTCCGCCCGGTGTGGAGAGAGAATACCTTCGCCGAAGGGTGCGAGCGGCCTTTGAATGATCGAACGTCCAGCATACGCATCCCACCCGACTCGCCAGAAGGCCGTCCCACACACCGCCTGCCAGGTGTAGAACTCAGCCTCCAGCGTTGGAGTGAACAGCCGCCGGCGCCAATGCTGCAGGAGCTTCGTGCCCAACCTCGCCGCCTGCACGTCCTCCTCTTCCGCCGTCGTCGGCAGGCACGTCACCCAGGGCTTGTGGCTCATCGTGCGGCTCACCTGCGTCCGCACCGCCGGCTGCAGCAGGTTGTAGACCAGGTGGTAGCGCATCTCCGCGTCTTCGGCCTTCTGAATCCACCCGGTCCCGTCAGACCACCCGATCCACTGGTAGCCCAGGAAGAAGGCGATGTTCATGTACGCCTGGTTCTCCCAGTCGTGCCGCGCCATCGAAGCGTCACGGTACCGCTGCATCACTGCATCGGTGATCGCGCGCTTCCTGTCAGGGCTCTTCTGAATGCCCGGGTCGGTCGCCAGGGTACTCATGCGCTCACCTGAAGCCGTGCTACCTCACGCTCGATCAGCTCGTCCCTCAAGCTCTTCCTTCCACGCCCTCCCCTGAACTTCCTGCCATGCTCCCTCTCGGCCTGCTTGCGGCACCGGCTCTGGATCGTATCTCTGGGGGTTGCCTCTTCCACCTTGAACCCCTCGAAACCGCCGATGCTCTGCACCCCGTACTTCAGCGCGTCCACCGCGTCGTCGTCACGATCCACCGGCTTCCCCGTGCTCACACCCTTGCGGACATCATACTGAAGCGCCTCAGTTTGGTCAATGGCCGTGGGGCAGCTGTCGAAGAAGTAGAGCATCGGGCGCCGCGTCAAGTTCCCCTGCTGATCCACGTTCCAGTTCAGCAACGTGCGGATGCGCGTCACGCCGGAGTTCACGTCGTTGAAGCCCGGGATCACGTTGTCCAGGTACATCCGCACTTGGTCAATCACCGGCAGCCCACCCGTGATGACCCTCGCCTGAGTAGACGGGTCGATCGCCGTGTGCAGGTACTTCTCGCCGATGCTCAGGCCATGCACCATCTGACACTGCTGCGCCAGGTCCAGGTCCGTCGCCACCCACTCCCGGTACACGTAGAGCTTCCGGTCGAACTCGTCCACCGCGATCCACAGGCACACGAAGGGATGGTTCAGCCCGTAGTCGATGGCTCGCAGCTTCGGCCACTCCTCAGGAATCTCGAACGGGCGCACCACATGCACGTCGCGCCGGAACTTCGGGAAGACCGCCCCCTGCGCCGCGATGAACTGCCCCATGACGTACATCTTGAACTCCTCGTCGGGGTACTCCATCAGCTCCGCGAGGTAGTCCCGTGGCAGGTAGCGGTTCTCGAGGGACGACGCCGAGATGGCGAAGTAGCTGTTCGGGTCCCGCTTCATGCCCTCGATGAACTTCTGGTGCAGCCACGAGGATCGGGGCCCGGGGTTGCTGGTCGTCCAGCCGCGACGCGAAGAGCGCCCGCGACGCAACCGAGACGAGAGCACCTTGTACGCGAAGTCCATCCCGCTCTCGATCCCCTCGTCCAGGTAGAACCAGCCCAGCTCCTCCGACAGGTAGCGCGAGGGGTCGTCCATGTGGCGGAACATGATCTTCGAGCCGTTGGGGTAGATCAGGTCCTTCGAGGTGGCGATCCACTTGCACTTCCCCTCGGCCCGCTTGTCGCCGATGAGCGGGTTGCGCTCGGGCGGCAGCACCTCGCGGAAGAAGACCTCCATCGTGGAGTCGCGCAGGTCGTTCCAGATGCGGCGCCCGATGATCCCCAGGTTGTCGGGGTACATCTCACACTCGATGTTGGCGGCCATCCCGCCGACCACGGACTTGCCCGACCCGTACCCGCCGAAGAGCCCCCGATGCTTGGCGCGGCTGGAGAGGAACGCAGCCTGCGCAGGCAGCGGATTGGTAGGTCTTCGAGTGACCGGGTGCCGGAAGCCGATGTAGATGTCGGCCGGACCGGCGTCAGTCAGTCTCGTCGCGGACACCGATGTCCTCCCCGTCTCGTAGCATGTCCAGCGGAGACCGCGCCACCTGCAGCGACAGGTCATCAACGACCGCCTCGGCCACGCCCTCCATCTGGCCCAGGCGCTCCACTGCCTTGTCCCGGAAGTCGTCCAGGTACGTGCGAACCGGCGCAGCAGACTCCGCCCCCAGTTCCTCCACCTCCACCGCATTCATCAGTTCCTGCGGGTCGGGCAGCCGCACCCCGGGGAAGTGCATGTTGACCTGCGTCGCCGAGATCGGGTCCAGGATCCGGTCCGTCTTCTGGTTGCACGTCTTCACCACCTCGACCACCGTACTCGCCATCTTCGCAATCACGTTGGCCGACTGCATCAGTTCCTTGTGGGGCTTCGTGTGAAGCTGACCCGCCAACCGCTCACAGGCTGCCATCAGGTTCTCTACCAGCGGGACCGCCCGCGTGGCGAAGGCGTGCATCACCCGCTGCACCGGCATGATCGTGTCCACATCCACAGACGCCCACTCGGCCGCCCACGCCTGAAGCTCGGGCAGCCCCAGCCCGAGGGTCTCCGCGATCTCCGCCTTGGGGACCCCCTGCATGAAGAGCTGCTTCGCGTGTTGTCGCGGCGTCAGCGCCCGCTCGATCTCCGCGCTCATGCCCCAGGCCTCAGCTTCTTCACGTCGAGTTCCTGGCCGTCGTACAGCGCCACCATCGACCGATCATGCGCGGGGTCGTCCTTCGACACGATCAGCTTGCTCAACTCGTACTCGTTGTCCTCAGGCCCCACCGGCTGCCAGCGCAGGTGGCGACTCACCACTCCAGGATGACACAGCACCTTCGGACGCGGATTCAACAGCAGCAGCTTGCGGAAGAAGCTCAGGTCCTCTCCGAACGGCGGATGCCCCTTCGCCGCCCCGGGCTCGATGTCGAAGGGGTCTGTTCCGTGCTCCGCCTTCACCCGCTCGATCACCCGCCGGCTCAACATCAGGATACCCGCTCCCGCAGCATCTACGCGGAACGGACCCTGCACGTCAGGCGCCACCATCGCCTCGCGGAAGAACTGGTCCTCCGCGTCCCACGCCCACAGCGCCGGGAAGTGCGGCGGGTTCGTCTTGTAGTACACCCCGCTCACCACGTCCGCGTCGTGGAACAACATCGTCCGACGCAACCGGCACATCGCATCAGCCTGGTGCACCATGTCCGTGTCCAGCATCAGCAGGAAGGCGCCGCTGAAGTCCCGCGCGAGCTGGTTCCTGGCCGCCGAGTGCAGCGAGCAGAAGGCGCTCGTCACCCGCACCCGTTCCAGACGTGCCAGCGCGTGCTCGTAGTTGTACTGGAGCATGTCGGACAACGACATCACGAAGGGCACCGGAACCTCCGGCACCCCGCCCATGATCCCGATGGTTCCCTGCACCGTGCGCCCGCCCAACGCCGCATACGGTCCCATCAGACTCCCCTATCCGAAAGCTCCCAGAACTTGGTCTGGAAGGCACCAATCAGGCTCCTCTGGAACTCCAACCCAAGAGCAAACCCCGCACAAACAGCATCATGTATCCGGTTATCTTCGTCGGTCTCAGAGCACAGCACCTGAGCGACTTTCTCCTTGATCATTGGAATCATGACAGCCATGATGATGGTCTCGATGACGCTGTTCTCTTCCATCAGACGCCCCCCTTGCTCAGGACAATCCCGTGGCCCGCCCCGTAGGGCTGCCGCAGCCTGCGGTGTGTCACGACTCGGGCCCCCAACGTCTCCGCCATCTTCCGCAGCAGGGGCTCCGTCCAGCGCGTCACATGATACGTGGACGCCCCGCCATGATACTGCTCCGCTCGGTGAACCTGCCCGATGTCCCGCAGGTCGTCGCTCATCTGCTGCTCGATGCTGCGCCCGTCCTCCGGCACCGTCACCACGACCCTCGACCGCGAAACCCGCAACGCCTCATCCACCATCTTCAAGCCACGCTGCAGGTCAACGTGCTCGATCACCTCGCCCAACACCACGCTGTCGAAGCTGTTGTCGGGGAACTGCAGGTCGTCGCCCTGCATCTCGAAGTGGATCCTGTTGAGCCGCCCCGTCACCGGATCAGTGGGCGCCACGTCCGTCAGCACGCACCCAGGGAGGTTCCAGAAGTTCGCCACGTCCCCACCGGCGCCCACGATCAGCGTCGTGCCCTCCGACTCCAACCGCTGGAACGCCGTCCACGGCAACGGCAGCCCGTGATCCTCCGCGCAGTCGATGTGAGGGAACCACATCCCGCGCTCCCAGCACTGGTACTGATCCACCACGCGCTCCCAATCGAAGCGGAACCGCGACCGCTGCATCATCCGCGGGCGTAGCGTCTCCTGGAAGGCGGGATCAGACACGGCAGACGCGGTGTAACCGACCGCACTGGCAAGAGCCAGTCCGTCGCTGTAAGCGCTGCCGTCGTAGATGAGCCCGAAGCGCACGTTGTCGCCAACCGCCCAGATCGGCCGAACAACAGGGATGAGCCCCGCCGCCTGAGCCTCCTGGCTCGCGATGCACGAGGTCTCCTTGAAGTCGCTCCAGTACGGCCAGACCGACGCCGAGAGTAGCTCGCGGTAGAGCGCCGTCTGTCCCATGCGCCCATGCCAGACCACTCCCTCCCGATCCTTCAAGCGCTCGAACCGCGCCAGCAGAGACCTCATGGCGTCGTTCTTCACGCCCTTGGCGATCCACTTCTGGATGTTGTCCCAGCCGTAGTAGATGTGCAGCTCGGCCTCCGGCGCGAACTCCCGCACCCGTCCCCAGTTCGGCAGCACCGCCTGCACGAGACCACGATCCGGGCTGCTGAAGTACATGCACTTGTTGGGGTCCCGCTCGATGCCCTCCTGCTCCATCTGCTCCAGCAGGTCCACCCGCACCCCGTTGGTCGAGAGCCACACCTTCCCTGCCAACTCCTCGTGCTTCAGCAGGGCCGCCTGGTGCGTCGGGCAGAGCGCCAGCACCCGGTCAATCCGCTCCACGCGCTCCGGACTCCACACGTCCCGATCCTGGAACATGTAGTCCTCGTCCTGGCACACCAGCCAGGTCTCCCCGCCGAAGCCCAGGTCCACCAGCTTCGGGCACCTCGACAGGACCCAGACCGCGTTCTCCTGCCGGTAGCGCTCGATCTCCTCCAGCGGATGCCAGTGGACGCCCTCGTACAAGCTCTCCGTGTCCTTGCGCAGCGGGGCGAAAACGCGGACCTCCTCGCCACGGGCGGCGAGTCGGCGCGCCATCTCCACAACCTGCGTCTCGCTGCCGCCAATGCCGGGGTCGTCGGGGTTACGGTAGTCCCACTGCTCGAAGTAGACGGGTGCGACGAAGTGGAACGGACGACTGCCTTTCACGGGGTCCCCCTTCACATCTCGTAGCTGACCTCATCCGCGCCGCAGCGCGGACAGGCCGTGTCCTCCGAGTCCCGCGCCAGGAAGCTCTTCATCTCGGCGCGGTACCCGCACTCCTCGCAGACGGCCATCTGCGTTTCATCCAGCGGGTCCGGCTCCAGCGGATCAGGCACTGAGCACCTCGATCACCGGACGGTTCACGTTCTGCGCCTGCTTGTTGCCGTTGAGGTTCGTCACCTTCACCACGACCTCCAGCGTTGCCGGCGCGGCGATCTCCTGCACGTTGGCGTCCGTCAACGACACATGCAGGAGTCCATTCGAGGCGCTGTCCACGGTGCCGGCCAGGTCGTCCAGCACCGTCATCCCGCGCGCATGGTCAATCAGGTCCACCACCACGCTCACCGTCGTCCCCAGGTCGAACACGTTCCCGTCGAGCTGCACCAGCTTCAGGTGGATGTCCGGGTACTCATCGAGCCGCCGACGCGACTGGCGCTCGAAGCCAGGATCGAGGAACGCTCGGAACGGGCTGTCCGTGGTGAAGGGCATGACGGTCTCCTACACGACGTGCTCGTACCAATCCAGCTTCACTGCGATGCGGTTGTTGTTGGCGTCGGACGTGACTCGGAAGATGTACTTCACGTTCTGATCCAGGATCATCTCGGACACATCGCGTCGAACGCCAGCCTGACGACCGGCAGCCGTCCCCGAACCGGAGGCGGTCCACTGGATTCGCGTTCCGTCTGTCGTGCCGCCACTCGTGCCCTTGTGGACGGTCATGCCCGCCGTCGTGGCGCTGTTCCGGTTGCGGTTGATGATGGACTGAGCCGAAGTCCCGGTACGGTCGGCGCCCTCGTACAGTTCAACCGTGATCCCGAAAGTGCCCTCTACCTCGAAGACGAATTGCGGCCACTTGGTCGTGTTGGCTACGGTCAGCAGGTAGTCCTGCGTGGCGGCCGAGCCCAGCGTGATGACATCCTGGTAGGTGAAGGAATCCCCGTCGTGAATCTCCTCGTGAGGGTGATCGACGGTTACTACCTCGGGCAGCGAAGTCACGGCAACGTTCGGGGTGCCGGAGATCGTCACAGCCCCGATGACAGCCGATCCGGCCGGCAGCGAGGGCATCCGCACAACGGCGACCAATTGAGCGCCCTGGTCGTACCGGACACTAGCCATGATCCACGTCCTTCACGTAGGTCACGAACCGCGCCTGCCCGCCCATCTTCTCCAGCAGCCCGACCACCGGCTCGTTGTCCAGAGACACCACGCACTGCAGCCGCTTCAGCCCCCACAGGCGGAACACCCACTCCTGCGCCGCCTCGGCCATGATCGCGCCGATCCCCTGGCGCCGGTAGTCGGGATGCACCCCGAAGCCCTCGATGGTCGCGCACTCCTCGCCGTCACCGGAGCGCCCTTTCGCGAGCCAGGCGTAGGCCACGATCAGCTCCTCGGGTCCCTCGGCGACCAGCACGACCTCATCCGACTCCTTCGGCAGCGCCTGGAGAACGCGCATCCGCGCGGCGCGCTTCACGCGCTCGAAGTCCCGCCCGGGGAAGTTGATCCCGAAGGCCTCCTGGTAGTAGCCCAGGATCACCGGGATGTCGCTCTGGCGCATCGCGCGGATGGACCGGATCATCTCCTGCCGCCCCTCTGGTACAGACGCCGCCGACGCAGGTCGATCGTGGGCTGCGCCTCCGCAGAGATGGACGAGACGAAAGCGCCGGTCGGCCCCACATGAAATCCGGAGCCGAACCGGCCGGGGAAGTTGAACCATCCTCCGTAGTTCCACACCCACTTCATGCGATCACCTCGGCATCCGAGAACCTACACGTCCCCGCACTGTTGCGGGCACGGAAGACGAGAGTGAGCACCTCGTCGATAGTCGGAGTAGCCGTCACGACCAGCTGCTCCCAGGTGGCGTCTCCTGCCGTAGCGGTTGCGGTCTGCTCGGTGATCGAGTCGCCTCTCAGTACGATCTGCGGCTTGTTGCCGGTGATCGAGTCGTGCCGGACCCACACGGCGACACGAACCGGCACCGAGACAGCGGCGGGTACCTGCAGGAGCACGTCCCCCTCAGCCACGATCTGCACCGAGGGCGCGGCGATCTTGTAGGTGGTCCAGTCGAGCATCCCGCCCGGCAGGTCGGTCGGCGAGGAGATGGCAGTCGGCCCGATGTCCAACACAGTCCCGCCTCGCAGGCGCAGCCGATGCCCCGAGATGTCGGTGTCGGTTGCCGTGAAGGCCGGTCCGGTGTTGTCGCCTTGTGCGATGATCCCACCGACTCCGGCTGCCGCGACGTAGGGCGCCAGTTCACGCAGGACGTTGAAGTCCAGTAGAGCAGAACCCCCTCCCGTCGTGAACGCATTGAGCGTTCCGCACCCGCTGGCGTAACAGGCGGTAGCGGAGATAGTGCCGAGGTCGGAAGTCCCGCATAACACGGCATTGCAGCTCGACAGAGTCATCGTGCCACCTGTCTGCTGGAAACCATAGTTCACACACCCAAACGCCACGCAGTTCCGGCACGTCAGCGACCCACCAGCGGTGGTCACGCGAGCACCAGTGGTTCCCATAACGAGACAGTTGTCGAACACTGCACTCATGACATCCACCACGATCGCTCCGGTGGTTCCGCCAAACAGGAAGCAGTCCACCGTCCTGGACGATGAGCGAACTGCGTAGAGGCCGGAGAAGATCACACAGTCCTTGATCAAACTTCCGTATAGCACCCCGGTCTCACGCGAGAAGATCATGCACTTGTTGAGCGCCCGCCCGGTACCCTGAGCGGTGAAGTTCACCGCACGGTAGCTGGCGTCGAGGTAGAAGTCGTGGAACTCCACGTAGTCCTTGTTGCAGGAGATAACTACGGCGGTTCCGCCGTTGGGGTGCTGCTCGCTGCTGTTCGCGTCGGTGATCCGGACCCGACCAGGATTGGCTGTGGCCCCGAACCAGAGGTTCTCCGGATCGCCGAGGAAGCGCGTCACGCGCCCGGAAGCTCCAGCGAAGTCCACGACGACCGTCTCGCGGTAGGTGCCCGGTGCTACGTGGATGTCGGTGCCGTCCGCGTTTCCGGAGTAGTCCTGCGAGGCGGCGTAGTCCAGCGTGGCCCAGGCGAGCGCAGCCGTCGCGCCGCTGTTGGCATTGTTGCCGTCCGTGCGGACGTACCTGTGGACGACAGCCATGTCACCCCTCCTCGACGACGACGGTCCCGCTCAGGTCGGCGGGGATTGCGTCCCCCACGAACACGTCCTCGCCACGACGCTCGTAGCCGAGGAGTTCCCCGTCCTCAGCGCGCTTCGCAACGAACCTCCCCACGCGCTGAGTACAGAGGCCCAGCGCCTCCGAGTACCGCACATGCTGCGTCCGGTGCGCGTTGCCGGGGGCGAGCGGGCGCACGATGAGTTCCACACCATCCGGCGCGTCGGCGATCTTGGCTTCTACGTCCTCGGCCTCAGGGCCAGTCGTAGGCTTCATGGGCATGGCTACAGCTCCTCCCACTCGATGTGAGCGTAGCACAGATCGTCGTTCGTCGTGACGACCTGCTTGATGCACAGCGCCTGCAACTCCGACAGGCGAAACTCCAGGTGGTCGTAGATCCACAGCACCGGCACGTCGGCGGCCACTGTCTGCGCTTCCAGCGTCACCGGGCTACCCACCGTGTGATCCGATGTTCGCGTCCCCTTGGTCGCCACCGCCGTAGGCAGACCCGAACCCTCGCCGTTGAGGTTGGCCTCCGTCACCGCCGCCCCGCCGGAGACACCCGAGGCCAAGGCCCGCGAGATCACCACGCTACCGGCTGTCTCCTGCGATACCTCGATGCGCCGGATACGCAGCTTCTTCCCGTTGGCGTTCAGCACCAGCGTGTAGACTCCGGCCGTCGCGCCGGCCACGCCGCCGGCGTCTGCCACAAACACGTCGCTCGAGTGCTTCATCACCGGACCTCCACCGGGAGACGAATCTGCTCCCGTCGATGTCGCTCGTAGGCTGCGAACCTCAGCGCCCGCTCATGCGGCGACTCCCCGGGCGGGTAGATCACCGTGCCGGGCTCGATGTACTTCCACAGGTCGGGGCAGGGACAGGTCTCGTGCAGGCACGGTTCGGCGCCCGCGTTCAGCTTCAGCGTCCCTTGCAGGAGGTTGCCCAGCGGCTGCCCACCCTGCGTGCACCGATGCACCGTCCCGTCCCACTCGATGAACACGAAGTCCCGTCCCGTCCGGCACGGCAGGCCCTGGGAACGCTCCCATGTGCGCATGGGCACCTGCAACTCACCCAGGTAGCTCTGCTGGTGGTACGTCTGGAGCGCGGACTGCTGGCTGGCAGTGTAGGCTGCGGGGTAGTGCTGTCCGTGATAGCTTCCGTGGTAGGGGATCACAACGAAGGCGTCGGCGGTCAGCCCGCGCTCCAGAAACTGCTCCCGCCAACCTTCGAGCCGGTCGAAGTGCGGCGGGTAGGCCACGATGCCCACCGTGCCCATCCGCAGGCCGCCGATCTCGTACTCCCAGCGACGGCGCATGAACTCGTCCACGCTGCGCCAGGCATGCGGATGGAAGCTCGTCGCAAAGGCCAGGTTGCCGTTGCGGGGCAGCCGCAGCAACCGGCTCGCGGGCGTCAGCAGGTTCGTCACCACGTCGATGTGATTGCGCTGCGCCACCTTCGCCAGCACGGAGATGCACTCGTCGGAGCCCAGCGGCTCCCCGTGGCAGAAGGTGTAGTACACCGGACCGTGCCGGTCGCCCAGGCGCAGCAGCGCGTCTGCCCACTGGTCGGCCGAGGCCGACAGTGCTGTCTGGCGCTGCCGGAGCGCCGCCGTGTTGCAGTATGGGCACTGCGGCTGCATCTGACAGGTCCCCGGGATCTGCACCGAGGCAGTCAGACGGCAGTCCTCGGCAGCGAGACCGGCCGCACGCGAACGGGAGGGTTTCGCGGAGGGAGTTCGAGGGGAAGGTCTCGACTCTCTCTGTCTCGCTGCCGGGACCGCCAAAGCGGGCTCGGGCACTCGCTCCAGGAACGCCAACAGAGACTCCACCCGCGCCGACCAGGCGTTGGCCGCCACTTCGGCCGGGTCCACGGGCTCTCGCTTGCGCTGCTTGGCGGCCAGCCGCACTGCTTCGGGGAAGTCGCTGCGGTTGGCGATGAGCGTGTACTTGCGGTCGATCATCGGCCACAGGTCGCTGCTCGCCACGGTCCACAGGCCGCAGGCCAGGTGGTCGTAGTACTTGATCGGGTCCACCGAGTGGCAGATGCGCCCCTTGAAGGGGATGATGCCGCAGTCCTGGGTCGCCATCAACTTCAGCGCGGACTCCCAGGGCAGCTCGCCACGGAAGTGCGCCCGTGGGGCATACCCGTCCACGCGGGAATCGATCCGGCGTCCGGTCCAGTCCTGCTCCAGGTGGTACTTCCCGATGATGGACAGGAAGAGGTCCGGCTGGTGTGTCACGGCCTCGATGATCTTCCAGTCCATCCACTCCCCGAAGAGGTGCGAGCACAGCACGGGATAGATCCCGGGCCCGCTCACCCGATGCGCCGGTGTCACGGGTTCTTCCGGCCCGCCGTTGAGGATCAGCTCGACGTGCTTCGCGCCTTGGGCGCGCAGGTAGTCATGGAGCTTCGGCGCCGAGGCGATGCAAGCCGAGCTGCACTCGATGAGCGCCGACTCGTGTTCCAGGGCATCCGGCTGCAGGTGGTCTTCGTCGATGAAGGCTTCCCAGTCGTCGAGCAGGTCGTAGAGGACCTTCCAGCCGCGTTCGTGGAGCTTCTGCACATAGGGGAAGTACGGGGGCAGGCAACAGATCGCTAGGCCTTCGGCGGGCAGGCTCTGCGGGTCGAACCGCTGCTGCCCGATGACATGCACGCCTTCGGGCGACCGGCAGGCTTGTCGATCGACCTCCGAGTAGTACCAGACCTCGAAGCCCCGCTTTCGCAACTGCCGGGCCATCGCCACCGGACGCTGCGCTCCGCCGCTACACGACCATCCGCAGCCGGAGAAGATCGCCACACTGCGCGGGACCTCCATCAGTCCAACTCCTCCCAGATCAGCGTCGCCGTGACGACATCCCCGTTGCTGGCCGGACTCACGCGGAGCACGCACGACCCGTTGATCCCGAGCCGCACCTCGTGGTGATCGAAGCGCCAGAGGACCGGCACGTTCGCCATGATGCGCGACACCAGGATGTTGTAGACCGTGCCGGCGCAGCCGTAGTTCGACTTGTCGGCGGCCGGACTGTACGCCACGGCGGCTGCCGCCCGGTTCCCCTCCTGGTTGAGGTTGCCGATCCCAACCGAAACCGGGGTGCCGTCGCTGCCCTCATTCGTCTTCGTGACCCCGGTGCTTCCCACGCGAAGCGTCACGGTCGCAATCGAGGCGCTGCTCACCTCGATCTGGCGCAACCGCACTCGCGAGCCTACCGCATGGAGACACAGGACCCGCCCCCCCATCGTCCACACGGCAGGCTCCGAAGCCGAGGTCACCAAGGTCCGGTTCGTGTTCACTGCTGCTGCGAAGAGATCGCTACGCGCCGACATTCCGCTCACGCTCCTTCAGGCACTGTCGCAGCGACCAGAAGATCGCTGCCAGGAACCGCTGTCGGTCTTGCGGGGCATCGTACACGAAGAGCGTGTCTCCTGCAAGCGGGTAGCCGGCGCGGCGCAGGTAGCGGTAGAACGCCTGCGGGTCGCGGATCAGCGCTCGGTCCAACTGCTGCGCGAAGAACCGCTCGATGATCCACTCGGCCACACGCCGCAGCATCAGTTCACCGCCCCGCGCGCCATCTCCGCCAGCGCGCCGTCCCACTGCATCCGCTGCGGGTCCACTCCCGCCCACTCCAGCATAGCCCCCACGGCTTGCCGCGGGTCGCGCTGCAGCCACTCCAGCTCGACGAAGATGCAGTCCTGGATGGTCGTCAGCCCCTCGAAGTGCGCCCGCACCCAGGCTTCGGCCTGCTCGCGCGTGTAGCCCCAGCCCTGCTCCAGCACCGACTCCACGCACTCGGCTTCCGGCCGCATGAGGGCGATGAACTTCGCCTCCGGCAGCACCCGCTTCACCGTCTCCCAGGTCAAGGCGTAGTAGGGGCTCTTGTCCCCCAGGACCTTCTTCCACGTCCAGCACCGATCCCACAACCCACGCAGACACCCGCGCACCAGTTGCAGTTCCGGGTCCGGCAGGGTCAACCCCAGCTTCGCCGTGACCTGATGCAAGCCCCAGTGGTACGCCGTGACCTGCTCGCCCTTCCAGGTCGTCGGCAGGTGAATGGTGGGCGCCGGTCCGCAGTTGGGCTTGAAGCCTTGCAGGAGGTCCAGCAGGAGGTGGCTCTCGTAGAAGATCATGCACTCGGGGTGCCAGTTCAGGAACATCGACGCCAGCGTGGTGCCGGAACGCGGGGCTCCGGTCACGAAGAGAGGACCTCCGTGCTGCGAGGTCCCTGGCCCACCGAACGGGCCCACGGGATCAGCGCCCATTGTCCGACCCCTCCTCGTAGTCCTCCAGGCCCGACAGGTCCAGGCCCTCTTTCGCCGCGTAGAGCCGGAGTCCTTCCAGGAAGACCTTCTGCGCAGGCTCGTTCGTCTCGGCGCTCCACAGCTTCAGGCGCTTGCGGAGTTCAGGGCTCACACGCACCGTCTGCAGCACCTTCTCGCTCACGGACACCCCTCCTGCCCTCCCTCGCGGCTCATGCCTGCATCTGACTCTCAATGCGAGCGTAGAGAGCCCTTCCGTGTTCGTAGCCAACCCCCATCCTATGGCATAACAGGGCGACCAACAGCCGACGATACTCCCTCGCGATGCTCATCTTCGTCCCAGGTTCCCGATCCCCACGCTCCCTGAGCACCAACACCTTATCCCTGACCGCACAGGCAATCCAACGCCCAAGCTCATCACGCTCCTCCCCCTCAGGCGTCACATCCAGCATCACATCGGCGATGGCGATGCTCACCGAAGGCACCTTGCGACCGATCCGTCCAAGCACTGTCTTCACATCATGGCCCTCCCTCGCGGCTACAGCCATTCTACGCCCTCCCAACCCCCACTTGGCCCTCCTGCCCCACTTCACCCCTCGGAGCCCCGCAGAATGCCCCTACGCCCCCGCACGGGGCATCCCCACACACGCTCCCGTCCTCCACCGTCCCCTCCACCCGTCGCACTAGGCCCCGACCCTTGCACTCCTCGCAAGCCACCCTCTCCGGCACGAACGGACTCTCCCCCGTCCGGCTATGCCACCCCCGTCCCTGACACCTCACACATGAGTCCATCCCTGAGCACTGCTCTTCATAGGCAAGCTCCGCCACCTCCTCCAGCGCGTAAGCGTCAAGGATGACCTGGATCGGCCCGTGCTCCTCGTTCAGGAAACTGGCCTGCCACAGTACCTCCGGCAACGTGCCCGCCGGAAATGGGTAGGAGTTCCCTCTTGGCCTCACGAACTTCAGCCGGTACATGTCCGCACCGGCCTCCAACTCCCGCTGGATGTGGATGTCATACCCCATCGGGCTCACACCCCTCCCGCCTCAGAGGACACACTCCCGTCCTCCGCCGGCTCGTAGGCCACGCAGACACACCAGCCTCCCGTGACGATAGCGCAACTCGGACGCCCATCATCGTGAGGACTGCCTATCGACGGGCTGTGCCTCTCGTTCACCATCCCACCAACCACGAAGTGCGGACAGTCCGCCCGAGCCGCGGTAAGCCTCTGCACCCCGAACACCGGGTGCTTGCGACACTGCTTCCACAAGCTGCAGTTCATGCTCTGCACCTCACGACCTCCCGTCACCCGGCTGGTAGGGCGGTTGGCCTTTCGCTTGCGTCCTCGGCAGCGTCGCCTTCTCTACGAGCCGCCAGCACGGCCCGGATACGGAACCGACCGCCCGCCGGGCAAACTCACGCCACTCCCTCAGTCGTCGACTTCCCCATTCGCCCGTGGAATGGCCCTACAGGCCCGCTGCGGCCCAAAACACCTCGCCAACCACCCCATCCGTCGACTTCGACCTATCGGCCCACTCACTGCCCTCCCGCTGCCGCTGCCAGCACCTCTCCCTCAACCTTCCCGCCCTTGGAGCCCTCCCCGATCCCCCACGTCTCCTCCGCCTCCTCCAACCGCAACTTCAGCTGCTTGTACCCGTGCTGCACCACGTCCTCCAGCTGCACCGTGTACGCCCCGTGCGCCGCCACGGCGCTCGCGTACACCACCACCCGCTCCTCCTTCGCCGCCTGCGCCAACACCCCGTGCAACACACCCTCCTGCTCCCGCAACCCCGCCCCGTTCCACCACGCCTCGTCGATCAGCAACACCCCGTTCGTCGGACCCTCCGACTGCAACGCCCGCAGCGGACCCGGAACCGACAACAGCTTCGCCCCCCAGCTCACTGCCTTCCCCCCGCTCCGCAACGCCGGCCGCACATCACCCAACCCCAGCCTCTCCCCGTAGTACGTCTTCAGCAACCCCACCACCATCTTGTACGCCTTGTGACCCTTCCCCAACCACCCGTATGTCGCCTGAGGCTCCTGAGCCTTCACCGGCTTCAACCGTGCCATCCCGACACCTCCTTCAGGTTCCCACCCACCGCCCTCATTCATTCCGCATACCACCCTACTACCACATGTGCTATCATGCTGTCAAGGGGGAGGAGGAGGGAAATTGCGAGGAGGGGGACCTACTCAATCAAGAGAGCCGTTCGGGCTGGCCGTCCACGGCCTCCCACCTCCCCCACCTCACTGCCACCACTGGACGGGGGTTGTGTGGTGGAGGGAGGGTTCTGGTCTCCCACCTCCCACCCTCGCT